AACGGTTCCCACTGACTTCTTTCGTATTCGGGTACGAATGGTGGTTTGTTCTTGTTCCACTCAGGTCGGAATCCGTACTGATGAATGTCATCCCATTCAGTTCCGCCCTTAACGGTCAGGATGTCGCTTGACCGAAACAAGTTGAAAAAAGGATTCATCACCGCCCAACTGATGTTCTTGCGGTAACCCAAGTAAGCCGAATCAGACACACCTGCATGGCTGTAACCGCCCTGTTTAAAGTCCGACACTAGTTGTTCAACCACAGACCAATCCGTAATGAAACAGTCTACATCAATATTGATTGCTAATTGATCCCTTTTCTCAATTACCCAAGTCAGATAGTGAGCGGCATCCCACCAATGGTTAAAGTTCTCGCCCTTGGTAATCGTGTGTGGTACGAAATCCTGACATCGTTGGAACAGGGTTTCGTTGTTGTATCTGGTGTAGAGGTTCATTAACTTGCGGTCTTAGGCTGTTCGGTTTTTGGTGGCTTATTGCATATCTCAGCTGTAATATCTATCACCCTAAGTGTGTAATCTCTGAAATAAACCATTGTTTCATCTTTTGTAGATATTCCTTCCATAAGGTCATTCAAGCAGCCCTCTACAAAACGCTCCATATCTCTTGAATTATTAATATCGCTTGCTTCCATCACTTCCCTCCTTTACGGTCAAACACATAGATACTGTTCCCAAACCAAGACAACTCGACCCCCGCCACAGCGCGTAGTTCTTCACTCAAAGCTCGGTTCAACTCGAAACCTAAAGCCTCGATAGTTGGTATCACATAGTTCGAGTTCTGTTCGTTAACATGACCGCAACCCCCCTGACCTACAACACCCCAAGACAAGACAAGTCGACCCGTACAGGCTCGATCAATGTTCTTCAGTACAGCCGATTCCAGCTTAGCAGGTATGTGTTCCATTACCTCTAGGCACAGAACTGACCCTTTCGGAAGGTTCTTTATCGGCTTTGTAATGTCCTGCTTCTTGATGAAGTTAGGCGCATCAGGTAATGGTTGACCCTCGTAGCCCTTAACTTTGAATCTTACATTGGCAAGTCGTTTGATGTACTCTCCTGTTCCACAACCGAAGTCTATCACCATCTTGTTAGCAGGTAGTACCTTCGTTAGTTTCCTAGCCAACTTGAACGATGTCTTATGTTCACTCTTGGCTTGTTCGGGTGTGAATATCCCGTTCTGATTAATTTGATCCATGTTTGTGACCTTTGTTCCGTTTAAAGTGTAAGTGTCTACTCTATCTTCATCTTCATATAGAGATATTTTGATTGATTCCTTAATGTAGGTTTCACCAACTAAGGAGAACCCTGCCCTGAGTAGCCTTGAGTGGGTTATTGGTTGTTTCATATCAATCCTGCGCTTGTTTTTAATTTCTTATCCCTCTACCATCACCAATATGTCGAACATACCCATCGCCTTTAATGATAGCAGAAACGAATCCTCTGCGCATCATGTAGTCACCGATCCGCATTTCAGAAGCCCAAGGCTTATCAGGTATGAACTCAGCAATTGAGTTGTACGGACCATGCTGAAAGTAATCACCCATTCTTCGCAGCCCCGGGTTAAACGAGAAGCCATGCCACTTTCGGTTGTGATTTTTCCGAACGATGTAGTATTCGGTAATGTTATCTTCACCCGTTCTAACCGAGTCGTAATGAGGATGCCCGTTCGTATCACCTTCAGCGCGTATCCAAACTTGCTGAACTGTCGGGTTTGATTTGAGAATCGCTAGACTATCTTCAATAAACCCACCTTTATAGAACTCCCAATCTTCTTCAAGATGGAATACGTAGCGTGAATCTATCTGTTCGTAAGCCTCGTCAATCGAACGTATCTGACCGATTCGTTCAGGGTTGTATCTGAATCCGATGGTCGGGTAAAGATTTCCTAGGTGTTCATTACATCCGTACTCACCAGAATCATCTATTACAATGAAATCTTCAATAGGATACGTGTTGTACTTGTGGAATGTTCGTAGAGTTGTCTCTAACAGGTCTGGACGGTTAAAACTCGTGCAGACCACTGATACTGTGTCTTTGTTCATATTGATACCTTTAACTCGATTTCACATTCCGCGCCTCTCTTGTGTAATTCAATCATTTCAGAATAGCAATAATGAATAAATAGGCTTGAGTAAGGAGTTTTTTTCTCGCTTGCGAGTTTGTTTGTTGATTCAGTTACAACTTTCAGATAGTGGCTGTCTGAAATACCTAGAGATTTTAATTTCTGAAGCTCTAGCATGGCTTCTTTGAATTGTTCTTTGTTCATTTGGTTAGGGTTAGTAGTTTCTCAGGAGTTCAAGGTCTGACTTAGCTTTCTCCAATCTTATATTAGCCGATTCAATTTGTCTATTGAACATTCGCTCTAAAAACTCTTTTGCTTCTTCAATTGTATCCCAATAGTTTGCGTATCTACTGTGTTTAGCTTGTCTCCCATCTGTGAAAATTACCGACTTTTCAGTAACTTTAATCGGTTCTACGGTTTCAATAAGCTCTTTGTAACCACCTGTCTTATACATTTTAATACTACTCATGTCATGTTGTTTAAGGTTTGACTTTCTGACCGCTAACATACAAAATAGTTTTGATGTGAATGGAATTATTTCATTACTTAGCGGAAAGTTTTAATCAAATCTTATTAGGATGAAGCCGAGGTACTTTATAGTGTGTTTTAATTACAAAGGTCAGCAGTCTGATACGTATGTTGAATCCTTTGAAGGAAAATACATAGGTAGGAATGAACTTTTTGAGGTTTTGAATTTAGACCCAAAAGAATCTGCTATAACAAACATCATCGAACTGAATAAGTCAGACTTCGATGAGTACACAAAAGATTGGAAATGAAAATAATCTGCATAACAGGTAAGCGCGGTTGTGGTGATGCCATGTCGGAATTTACAGAGAAGTCCACCATACCTTTCGAGTTCTATTCCGTTCCTGCCAATTACGAGAAACCCGCGCATCACGGGATAAAGTTGGCTCATCAGTTCGCTTTGGATACAGCAAGGCGGCTTAGCTTAGATTCGAGCATCATTGTAGAGGATGATGTTGAACTGACCTCTCGGAACTCAATTGAGTATTTCATGGATTGCCGATACCTGGCAAAAGAACTCGATTACGACATCATAGTCGGTGGAGCGCATCACTACGAGAAAAGTGAGTTCGGTGCGAATAAATTGAGCGGGTTTCACTTCTATTCTGTACTAAACCCCGATGTGAGCTTCGAGGCTTGCCCGAAAGGTGAACACATCGACAATTGGGTTGGTCGGAATTACAAGGTTTGGGTGTGCGAACCAATGATAGCCGTACAAAGACCTGGTTACTCCGAACGGGTCGGTAAGGATGTGGATTATTCGGAGAGGTTTAAGAGGTATTCGATATTACGATAAAGGAAAGCAAACATGGAAAAACTTGAAAGAGATGGAATAGTTCATTTAGACCTATTCAGTGGAACGGGAGGTTTCGCATTAGGATTGAAGCAAGCAGGTTTCAAAGTCAAGAAACACTACTTCTCAGAAATAGACAAACACGCAATAGCAAATTACAGATACAACTTTAAAGAAGCAGAATATGTCGGATCAGTTACAGATGTTCGGGGAGGAGAACTTGACCAACCCGACATAACTACATTCGGCTTTCCATGTCAAGATCTTTCATTAGCAGGGAAGAGACTTGGGTTCAAAGGTAAAAGGAGTTCGCTTTTCTATGAAGCCATGAGGATTTGCAGAGAGTCAAACACCAAAATACTTATCTGGGAGAATGTTGCGGGTCTGATGTCATCTAATGATGGAGCGGATATGGATGCTGTTTTTGAAGAAATGTATGAAAGCGGTTTTATTTTTGACGTAAACGAGCAGAATACATCTTGGTTATTACCCCAAAATAGATTACGTTTGTATTGTATTGGATATAACATAAACTATTTATGGGAGATTTTAAAAGAACAAAATGGTCAGATTCAGAAATCGAATATCTTAAATCGAATTACGGAAGGATACCTCGCAAAGAGATTTCAGAACACCTTAACAGATCACCAAAATCAATTACCAATCAGGCAGCACGAATTGGCATTAGAACACGCAAAGGTCCTGTGCCAAAACGATTTCCTTGGACAAAAGAGGAGGACGAAATTATTAGAAGCAATGTCTATTCTGGAATTGAAAGACTTAAAACTTTGTTACCAAGACATACTCGACCTGCTATTAAAGCAAGGAGACATAAGCTCAGAGCAGTTATCCCGAAAAAAACATATAGAAAAAATCAATCAGGATACAAAATCAGGTCTTACCGAAACAAAGGAAAGAGAAGAGTTGATTTTGAACATAGATGCGTTATTGAAGAATCTATCGGAAGAGTCCTTGATAAATCTGAGCAAGTTCATCATATCAATTTTGTTAAGCACGACAACAAGATCGAAAACTTACACCTTTGCAAGAACGCATCACACCATAGAACTATTCATCATAGCATTAACAAAATTATGCCCGAACTCATGGAATTGGGCATTGTCAAATTTGATAAAGACAGAGAAATATACAAGATATGCGAAAGATTTCAACGATAAGGGCTTCAGTACAGAAGAAGATGATTACGATGCCATTCAGGTACAGCTTACACAACAGGAGTCGAACAGTCTTGTCGGACATCTTGGAAACGGAGGTGGACGAAACGTATTTCCTTTCGGAGAAAGCTTTGGAAGGCTTAATGAAAGGTCAGAGCAAGCCAGAGGTATTAGAACACTGACAGCAGGAGGAAACTCAGGCGGAATGCACTCAAGCATGACGCTGATCAAAGTAAAATCAGCTACAACCCAAGGCTACGAAACAGCCACCGAAGGCGATAGCGTAAACCTTGCGCAACCAAACTCAGAAACTCGTAGAGGTAGGGTCGGTAAAGGAAAAGCGCAGACGTTGGAAACGAGTTGTAATCAAGGGGTGTTAGTTGCCAAACCAAGGCGTACTGAGGAAGCTAAGAAAATACGTTCTGAATCAATGAGGAACGGAAAAGACTTCACTCCATTTCAAGGTAAAGAAATAGTGTTCGAGGAAAGTAATGAGATGAACACCATCACTCGTGCTACTACTAAGGATAATTTGATCAAGGTCGTTCAACCCGTTCAAATAGGCCAAAGCAGCAAAACATACGCGGCAAAAAGTGGTAGTTTAGTGGGAAAGCCTGATCAGTCAGCTTTTACTGTGAGGTCAAGTGAGGTTAACGGAGTTAAAGTAACCCAACTCAACCAATCAACAGAAAGCGGTGGAAAGCAACCATATCAGCAGAATAGGGTTTACGATAAAGAGCATTTGAGTCCTACAATAGACCAATCAGCAGATCGGTGGTCATTTAACACAGCCCGAATCCGCAGACTGACCGAAATAGAGTGCGAGAAACTTCAGGGATTTCCTTATTCGTGGACCAGATTCGGTATCAACGACAAAGGCGAAACGATAGAGATTTCCAGAACCCAACGCTACAAGATGTGCGGCAATGCAGTGACAGCTAAGATTGTTGAAATCATAGTTGATAGGTTATGATTACCTTTGCATTACAGCAACAGACCCCAACACCTAACGAATGTACGCACAACTCGGAGACATCATATTTGAAAACCTGTATGGTCCCAGTTCGTTTGAGCAGACAGAATCTGTATCACTGCCACAGCATTCGCACATCAATCGCAGACCGAAGCAACAGTTCACAGGTGTTGACCTGAGTGTTATCAAGATCAAGATAGGTCTGAACAACTCGTTCATTGATGTTGAGGGCGCAATAGAACAGTTCAGACGCTATCGGAACTCTGCAACCCATTTGCGATACATTACAGGAGCTGGGTCGGTTATTGGAACCTTTGTTATCAAGTCAACCAAGACCGTTGTAAAACAGACAGACCGTAACGGAAATCTTGTTCAGGCTGAGCTGGAGCATGAACTGATTGAATTGAGCTATTCAAATCCGAGGTTGGATTCGGTTTCAGTAGCTTTGGCTAATGCGAACAATGACCCCGTAGTAACTCCAATACCCATTAGACCACCCGCGACAACTTTAGCTACTTCGGCTGCTATGGACATAGTTGACACAAGGGCTGCTTCTTCAGTTACCACAGAACTTATTGAAGAGTACTATATTGCACCGACCGAGATTGAAAGCAAAATTGAACAGGCAAGACCTAGAGTTGTTGATATTCAGCAGAGGATGGCTAACGTAGCCGCTAAGTTACAGCAGGCAGAAGATGTAGTTGTTCAGGCTCAAGGCTATATTCAGAATATGTACACAGCATCTCAGAACGCACAGATATTACTGAACTACATAGATGCTTTTGACCCTAACGATCCAGTTGGTTCTTTCGCTAACATCAATGATGCTAATATTCAGCTTTTATCTAGTTTATCAGTAATGTCAACCACATCACAACCATTGGCTGCTTGGACAGGCGCAAGGAGATGACCTATACGAAACACATAACTAAAGACGGAGATAGATGGGATGAGCTTGCCTATCGTTACCTGGGCGATTCAACCAACATCACTCCGATAATCGATGCGAATCCACTTGTTCCGATACGCCCTGAGATAGATGGAGGTACAGAAATTTGGATTCCTATCTTCGACCCTCAACCTTTACAGGACTTCAACAATTTACCACCATGGAAAAGACCGCAGTAAATGGCATCAGTTCGCGCTCCGTACTTCAAGGTAGTTTATGACTCTGTTGACATAACTGAAGAAATCAGTAAGGATGTTATCGAACTGACCTATTCAGACAACACAGAGAACGAAGCGTCTGAACTTGTCATTCTGCTTGATGACATGTTCGGAAAGTGGAAGAACGAATGGATAGTCAATACAGGTGTTACCATTCAGGTCGAGTTAGGTTGGAGTAGTGATTCTGCTTTGGATTGTGGTACGTTTGAAGTTGACGAGATTCACTATCGAGGCGATTATGCATCTGGAGATAGGGTTGAGATACGTGCTTTGTCAATATCTGAGAACTCGGTTCTTCGTGAAAAGAGGTCGTACATCTATGCTGAACAGACAATCCAACAGATAGTCGATACCGTTGCAGCCCGTAACGAACTTACACTTGCTGACCCGAACATAGGTATTGACGGAAACATCACTACCAATCCGTTCACCATATCTCAGCAGGATCTAATCTATCGGAATAAGGTTCTCGGACTTTACTTCAGTCGTATCATCCAAGACAGAGAAGATGATCTTTGCTTCTTAGATAGATTGCTATCGAATTACGGTATCTCGGTCGTATTCCACAATGGATTCATATTCTTGAACGTCAACATTTCTGACCGTTCTGGTTGGGCTGTCAACGAACGACTTGGTTACTTCACAAGAGAGGACATCCCTGATGGGCAGATACTTGTCAATGGTGAACTTGTCAACTTGACCGAACTTGCTACGATAAAATCATACATGATAAAAAACTGCGCAGCTAAAACTTTATCCGGACTTACTTTGAAGTATCACGACCCGTATTCTGATGCTGAGTTGGTTTATGATGCTGAATGGGGTGACTTACCGACTGCCGGTAGATTGAATCCGCTTGGTGTTGACATGGACATCATTGATAGACGAGCAGTTGAATACGGTTACGTTGAGAATATTCAACAAGCGGAGATAGTAGCCAAGGCAAAATTGTTCGAGGCCATATCAAAGCAGGTTGAAGGAACTTTTGAGATGGAGGGTCAACCTACTGTTGTTGCAGGAACAGCGGTAGAAATAAGCGGTATCGGTAAATTGAGCGGTCGTTACTTTGTCAATCAATCAAGGCATCGAATCAATAGGGCAGGTTACACGACCAATATAGAAGGTCAAATGCTTGCTTCTACTTCTTAACCTTACTCTGAACCCACTTATCCTTATCGGAATCCCACTTTCTAACGTAACCTTTACGCTCGGCAGGTGGTTCTTGAGTTGTTGCGTTACCGGGAACTTGCCAACGGCTTGCATCTAGTTTATCGGGTATGCAGGAAATCTCTCCCGAATAATCCATCGTAAGAAGATTCCACTGATACGCCTTTATTGGCTTTCTGTTATCTGCAATCGTTCTCATTACTCTCCTGTTGATATGATGAAGTTGACATAAGCGTTCTTAGGTCGGTTTTCATTTCCTCCTGTTGATTCTGAAGTAAAAGTTGTCGGTGTAGAGCTATAAAGCGATACAGCTAATACGGGATTGACACTAAGACTTCCTCCTGACGATTCTATATCATGCGTATGCGCTTCAAATTCGTCATCTTGGACTGAACCAACATTATCACCTGTGTTACCACCTGGGTTCATGGCTGTACGGGAAGCGGCATCTGGGTCTAATCCTGACGAGCCACCTCCGAATGTATTTGTTCCACGAAGAAACCTTCCTCTTAGGTCAGGTACTTTGAACTCTGTTCCGCTTGGCGCACCGTAAGCCGTACCAATTGCAGCAAAAAGGGCTGCCCTAGTTGTCCTGCTGTGAGTTTGACCGTTACATGGAAGCCAGCCATCAGGCGCACTTGTTCCTCCATACGGAACAATTATACCCGCAGGTATTAATCTATTGAAAAGATAAAGCGTTCTATTGGCAAGTGATTGTGCTTGCGCGTTAGCTTGACCGTCAGTTGGTGAGTCAACAGGACCAGAGACAGCTCCTCCTTTTACAGGATCAGATGTCGCTAAGCTATAAACGTCACTAAATTCATCAACAGGGGTAAGAGTTGCCATAGTTTTTCTTTAGGTTACAAAGATAATAGTATTCTGCGGCAATCCCGAATATGTCGTATTGCCATCGTATGTGAACAATCCATCGTACTGAGGTGCGAGTGAATCATAATACCCGATTCCGACCAATTTGGAACGAGCGTTCTTGTAGTGGTTGATGTACTGAACAAGTTGGTCTATTTGAGTTTGTGTAAGACCTATCAGTTCAGCTTCGGGTAAAATTACAACGAACTCAGCCCATCCTCCGCCTCCGCTGTTATACGAAATGACCCCTGTGTAATTATTATTCCCATCGTAACTTACAAGACCACTTCCGTAGCCCTCAATGATAACAGGGGTAGAGTAACCTAGAGTTTCAATCGCGCGTTTGATAGCCCAAGGTGTTCCTGTACGTTTTCTTGTACGTATTGCATTGAACAGAATGTCTCTTCTTTCCGATTCTGTCTGAGCTTGAGCAAATCCACCAACACCATTAACGGATAGGTCGGTTGCCATGGTATCCAATGCGGATTCCTCCAAAACACCCATCAAGAAGGTCATTACCACTTCAACAGGAAATTGGTTTACTCGGTCTATGACCGAATCATCTAGCCCTTTGAGGTACGGTACGCTTGCTATTGGTGTTGGGAGGACTGACATGACTTACCCTTCGTTAGTTCCTGTTACCGTAACCGTTACAGAAGTGCAAAATCCGTATTCGTTAGATGCTATTATCTGGTCTACGAATGAACCCAGATCCACATCGTAAACCCCATCTACCATACATGCCGCAATAACCTGGTCAGACATGACATCTCTTCCCATTTGTTGCCGCTGCTGAAGTACGTATGCCTCAACTGCTACCTGAGCTGCTGCTTGCACCGTAACAGGGTCGGCTGTTTCGTAGATGACCAGATCAATATCGAGTGTGTACGTGACCTGTGTTGGGGCTAGAACTTGAACCGTGTCTGAAAGCGGTCTTACCTCATCTGCGTCAAGTATAGCGAACACCGCGTCCAAAACGGGCTGTGTTGGAACTGAGCCGTCCTCTAAAAGCGGGTAAACAATAACTGTTCCTGGAGTTGCAGGAACAATATCAACGCCTACATCGATAATAGCAGGGTTAGCACTGTATGCCCAAAACTTGTAAGCGTTACGACTACCTGCTGTTCCGAAAGCATCGGGAGCAAGTCTTGCTCTTGCTCTGAGTTGATTATCGGTTTCCGCGTCTGAACCGCCCGAACTTGCATCGGTGTTGGTTGCTGAAGATAAGAAAGCCTGTGGGTCTAGGATATTTGTTATTGTTCCTATCGAATATCCGTTAAAACTCTCACCTGCTGTGACTGATACACAAACAGCAGTTGTAGTTGTGTCAGCAGCTAATACTGATATGTCGGCTTGAGTTTGGAAAACCGCTAGTCCATCTGTGCTTGCTACTCTTGTTCCTTGGGGTATAGTAACACCGCCATGCCCTGATGGTAGAGTGAACTCAATAGTAACCAATGCGTTTGTTGCGGCTAGTCTGGTCACGCCTAACAGTTCAACTAAATAATCAAGAACCGGGGCTGTTGAGAAAGAGATAAGGTTGTTAGTTGCGGCAGCTTGTACTTGAGAACGGAGTAGTGATTCGCGGTAAGCCCAAACATTAAGAAGCACTCGCTCTACTTGAGCAGGTTGGAGCGTGATGCCTAACTCAGTCTCGTAAAACGAAACCATCTCGTCCAAGATGGTCTGTGGTATTACCTCAATTTGTATCGGTGCTGCCATTCTCTTTTCTATCTGTTCTTTCCCAGTTCCACTTTACAATCTTGTAAACTATACTGATTGCAAGTGAAATTGCAGTTAGCACAAGTATGATGGACGGGAACACTCCATCAATCAGGTCTTGTAAGTTAAATCCGAACAGCAGCACACACATTACCGCACCGAATCCATCTGCTATTGCCAAACCTTTTTCAACAGGTGTTGCAGACTCAAATATCTTTTCCATCAGGTCTATCAGGTCGTTCATTTTAGCAGCTTGTCTATCAGTGAGTCAGTATAGTAACCTATCAGAACAGATACGAGAAAAATCGAATCTTGCGGTTCTAATGTTCCTGTATGTTCAGATACGCCAGCAGCTTGAAATGCGTATTCAGCTACAAATCCTATAAGCCTCACCAATATGTAGGTCACAAAGAAACCTACAACCATGTCATCTGTGTTTTCTCTCAACCATACTTTCAGACTAAACGCATAATCTTTATCCTCTCTTGATTGAAATCGCTTGTACTTCTTGAATAGATTACCAAGAAGAGCGATAAGCATAGAGGAAACGAGTACAACATAACCGTTCGAGCCGATGAATATATCCGTGAATGTTAGCTCGTTCATTTCAATCTATGTAAAGTGATTTTTCCGTTCAGTACATCTACGTCATTGTTGTCTGCTGTGTTCTCAACGAATACACGAAGAACATCATCATCTGCAAGGTCGATTATGTCATTATAGCTTAGTGAGAATTTCTTGTTATTTGTGAGACTTAGAACGCTTGAGCACAGACAGCTTTGTAATCCATTCTTAAATAACTGAAGTTCTATTATGCTGCCTGAACTACCATCTATACTCAACTGAATGTTGACCTGATAAATACCTGCCGTTTCAATTAGTAGTGAATCGTTTGAGTAAGACACGCCATTACTAAATTCAGAAGCACCGAGACTCCATAGGTCGTTGTCAGGATTTGTCACCCAAGCAGGTGTGTTCTGAGTCAATGCTATTGTAGCACTTGAATCACCGAATCCCATTTCACCGAAGGAAGGTAATTGCCAATTTGCGTTTCCCGATGCGTCAGATACGAGTTTTGCGCCTAGTGCTTCGTTTCCATCAGCGTAAATCAAAGTGTCTATTCTAACTACATCACCAACAATAACAGACGCATAATAACCATCTAAATCTCCTTTTTGTATAACCACATTAAATTCTGAGTTGACCTCAACACTTGCATTTATACCTGTTGAAAGTTCCCAAATTTCAACCCTGTTTATATGTGGAAATAGCGGCTCGTAACCGCCCCCAAAATCTGCCAATATACTACCAGTTATTTGAGAGTATAGCGTGTCTGATACTTTTTTGATCATCATAAGTCCATCATATCTTGCTGGAATTCCACCGCCTAACTCAAAGTCGTAAGTTCCATTCCTTACAAACGCAGTATCACCGCCAGCTGTGAAAGTACCTACAATATCCAATGTTGTCACGGGTCCAGTCGTACCGATTCCAACGTTCTTTCCTGTCACGTATAACGAATCAGCAGACTCAATCCATGCTCCACTTACCCCATCAAACACATCTGCAAAAACCGTATCGAACGGAGCTGAACTTTGACCTATATTGACGTTTCCTGTCGGGTAGAGTAGACCATCAAGTCGAGCTGTATCAACCCTTAACTTATCTGAGTATTCCAACGGAAGGATGAACCCGCCTGACCTAGACCATACTGTTGTGTCGGACGGGTCTGAAATAGCTTCCCATGCAGATCCGCTCCATGTGTAGAAGTTGTCAAGTGTCTTGACTGAATCCTCAAATTCCTGTGGCTCGGTAAATACATTTTCCTCTTTCAGGTTCGCGTTGGAACGCATCAATTCTAATGCAACATTCCTCAACCTTTGAGGCGTGATGAAACCTGATGTGTTGTCTGGGAAGTTAGCCGAGATCGTATCAGCTAATGCGGTCGTGTCGGATTGCCCTAGGCTAAGTAGAGGTGTAAGTAGTAGTAGTACGAGTAGTTTCTTCATTTCGTCATATTAAGAATCCGCTACTAAAACCGGAACTGAAAGCACCGCCAACGGTAGGGCTTGCAAAGTTTTGAGTAATGGGAACATTAATTGCAAAGTTACCCAAATTGCTAGATAAATAGACCTCAAAAACAACATTGCTTAAACCTACAAGCTGATGCCGTATTGACTCAATCGTAACTTGCGGCACATCTCGGTTTAATGTATCGAGTATTCCTAGCTTACCATTGGGTATCACAAAATTGACAGGCTTATCAAGTAGCTCAATCAGATTGAACCCGAACTCAGGGTCGAACGGTACAGACCCTTTCGACGTGGTCAGTGCCAATGCTACCTGTTGCTTCAGGTAGTCAAGGTCAGTCACTATCTCGCCTTGGTTAGCAGAACTTAGCTGCCAATAAGGGGTTGTAATGTCGGATGTGAGTGTAACTGCCATAGTTGGTTGCCATACTTGCGTGTAGGCAAAGATAAGGAATTACAACGGTGCAGATGTTGTCTCTGGCGATGGTATCTGACCAGTTGTTGGTGTTGTATGCGTATGAGTGGTAAGGTTAACTGTTCCTGCGCTAATTTCAATACCTGCATCAATAGAACCTGTTACACTTAGGTCGCCCTCGATAGACACACCACCACTTGCTTGAATAGTCATTTCACCCGTTGAACGATTGAACACCACGGAATTGTTCGCATTGAACACAACAGACACTACATCCACCCCTGATTCCTCTGGCTGAAGGTCACGAGAGTAAATTGCGCCTAAAATTACCCCAGTTATTCCATTATCCGACATCATGCAGGCTACGTGTTCCTGAATGTCGTAGGTATGAAAGTAGCTGTTCCCGCTCGTTCCGTTGTGCAGCGTTGGAAGCCAGTCTGTTACAACCTCATCTTCTCCAAATGAAACTTTGCATAGCCCTTTGTCTGCATCAATATCAGATATGCGTCCGAAACGTAACATTATGCGAAACTTCTTCTATCTGCTAATCTTTGTTCTTCCTTGAACATTCTGAACATTTCTTCCTTGTGCTGCTCCAGGATTCGCATGAATGATTCACGTTCTGCCTCTGTTGCTCCAGAACCAATTGAAATGGTAGGTGAATAGTTCAACTCTGTTCTGCCTTGTGCTGTTGCATTCGGAGAAATCTGATTGATTGTACTTGTCTGCGCCTGAGCAGTCTGATTTGGAGCAACTGCCGAAGCTGTTGTAAGCGAATCCGTATCAATCCCAACCTTTGCTCTTACTCCTAGAATAGCTGATTCTGCGTTCTTAGCCCAATCGAATCCGGTTATCGAATGAATGACTGACATCAGCTGCTGTAACGGGTAGAGAATACCATCCATGATGGCTTTGCCTACTGCGATTATACCCGACAAAAAACCGCCTTCGCTGAAAGCATCGGTTATTGAGGTCCAGTGTTCACGAATTGACCTGAAAATGTTAACCATCCACCCCAACGGACCCATAACAAAACCAAGTGCAGCACCCCACTCCTTCCATTTGACAGAAACAGCTACTAACGCTGCGCCTAAAGCTATGACACCCACTACAACCAAAGTAATCGGGTTAGCCAACATGGCTGCTGCAAAACCCCAAGCTGCTGTGGCTGCGGCTGTGAGTGATGGAACAAGTCCTGTTAGGAAAATCTTAATTGCAGTCAATGAGAAACCGTTTGCCATTGCTGTACTCCACGCAAAAAGTCTTACCAAACTTGCTAAATGCGAAAAACCCCAAATTAGAGGTTTGAACGGAATCTTCAAAGCCGTTATCATAAATGCTCCCGCCATGGTATTCGATATGAACTGCCATCCTGCATAGGCCATTGCGCCAGCAGCTAACGCGGTATAACCAACAACAGTCCACATCATAGCCTGTGTGAGTAGTTTGTTCTCTTTAAAAAAGGCTGCTGTTACATCTAACAACGGTATCATTGCTTCTCCCAACCACTTCACGGAAGGTAGTATTGAATCACCGAAAACTTTAGCCAACCTACCTGCTTCGTCAATCAATCTATTGAATAAACCAACGGCTGTCTTGGATGATTTTTCCATACCGTTTTCAAACTGACCTCCTGCGCTTGTTGCTTTTTCAAAAGCCTGTTCTAGTATTTCAAAAGATAGCTTTCCTTGTTCAGCCATCTTCTTCAGTTCTATGGTGTTCTTACCTGTTGCTTCTTGAAGCATTTTGAAAATAGGAACACCTGAGTTTACGAACTGAGTAAGGTCACGAGTCATAACCCGACCCTCACCTGCTGCCTGACCATAAGCTACCATTGCTGCTTGAATGTCTCCACCTGCAATAGTAACTACATCTCCGAGCATTTTAACATCGACCAATGCTTCTTGAGCAGTCCTTCCGAAACCTACCAATCTCGCTGTTGCTACACCGACCTGATCTAATGTAAGAGGTGTTTTTGCAGCTAATTGGATTGTCTTTTCAAATACAGCGTTACCTTCTTTTTGACTACCTGTTAAAACCTGCA